CCTTATATCTTCTTCCGTTTAATTCTGTCATTCCTACAACTGCTTGTATAAGAACAAAATCTCCATTAGAATAACCATGCGATGTTGCAGTAACTACACATGGGTTTGCTTGTGTTGCTCCAGATATAGTTTTTGTTGCTTCATATATTGGTGCTTGATTTTTATAAAATCTTATTTTACCTGTCGCAAATTCTAAAACATAAGTTTGTACTGTAGAAAATTCAAAAGGTATTAATCTTGTATATTTAGATTGGTCGTGAACTCTTGAAACAAATTCTGTACCTGGCCTTCTTGACACGCCACCATGTGGATGTATAAGAAAATTATTTAATTCTTTTGCAGAATTATTGTAAATTGCTAAATCAGTTCTTCCTTCTAGTCTGGGGGATATTTCACCACCAGTAAAATTTGAATATGCTAATGTTGTTCTAGCCATTATTAAGCCCTCGCATTAAGCCATGTGTTAGCTATTATTTTATCTGGTTGTCCTTCTGTCGCATCAGCATGTCTTGCTTCTACAATCTTTGCTTCATATAATTGCCACATAGCATTTGTTAATGTAGTGGAACCTGTGATAGCATAACCTGTATCTGAAGCTAATCTTGCAGCAATCGTTTCAATTAACAATGTATCATATTCATTTGGATCAGTAACTCTTCCAATATATTTAATATATACTGTTGCTTGGTCTGTTAAAATTTCTCTTCCTTCTACTTTCCAATCTATATCCACTTCATTGGAAGAATAAGAACCTGTATGAAAATCTAAAATTCTTAAACAATATGGATCGGTAGGTAGTGGATAAGCATAACTATACTGATAAGTAGGAGTTGTTGAAGATTGATTTAATTGTTGTCTGTTAATTAAACAATTCCAAGCATGTCCTCTAAATACAGCATCTCTTACAAAATCAAATCTTTGATTTAATAAACGAGCATTTTTACTATCCTCTGTTAATGATACAATGTTAGATGCTCCTAACATGTTCATTGCAGAATTACATATATCAATTTTACTTGCCATTAATTATTTTTTTTCTCCTATTAATAATATAAAAAAATTTTGCCAGTTTCTGTTTACAAGTACTGGCTAACTCAGAATCTTATTCAGGGTTGTGTTAGAATTACAAACGCATTAATCAGTTGTATAATATACCCACATACTAATGGTTTTAGCATCAGCAGCATTATTTCCTGTTAGCTTTACCAAAATATCAGTTTCAGTAGTATAACGATAACCAACACCAGTCATTGCTGCAGTTGTTCCATCAGCAATTTTTGATGAACCACCTAACATTGATTGTGTTTGGCCAGCCGTGTTCCATGTTGATACAATAGAAATAAATCTATTAGGATCATCAGAATCTCCAACTTCTAAAGTTGAACTACCATGTAAGTCATCTGCTTTTAAGATAACATCATGTATTGTGGAACCTGCAGGCATCCTTGCCAACGCAACGGTATCGTCTACGGCAAAAGATGATGTTTCATAGGTATCATACCACACTCTTAATACTCCGTGTACTTGCTCAGAAGATGCAGGAACTCTTGGAGTTGCGTCTAAATTTGTAATGTTTACACCTTTATGTGCAGCCATATTATTTAGTTACCCCTAGTCCTCCCTACATTTAATTTCAACGACTTTTTCTTCTTCCATTCTTGTAGCACCGATACTCATACAATAATAGACTTGTGTAGCATAACCTTTGTCAGCTCTTTCATCTATTTTTGCTGTAATATCTTTACCTATTGAAAGTAATAAGCCGTCTTCAGCCCAAGCAATCACTCTACGATTAACTCCAGCTTCGCTGGAAAGACGATTAGATACAATAAACTTAAAACCTAAGAATGTATCAATTTCGCCTTGCACTAATGCTTTAACAGTATTGTAATCTGATGAAGTTACAGTTGTTATGTTTAACAAATCTGCAAGTTGTTCAGGTGCAACAGCACAATAACGAGGTAATGTTGGATCAACATTATTCTCATCAAGTAGTTGTTTTGCACTAACAAGTTTTGCGACTGTCAAACCTGCAGCAGGTGATCCGACTGCAACTTGTTGTCCTGCTGGAAAACTCGTTGAAGTAGAACCTGTTTCACCAGTATATGCAGTTCCGAAAGCAGCAGAGATGATTTCATCATCAATAGCTCTTCCCATTGCAAATGCTGTGGCTTGTGAGTAAGGACTTGTTGGATCAATTAATGTTCTGACTTTGTCTTGGTCGTCAATTAAGTCAGCATACTCATAATCAACAAGCGATACTCTTCTTCTGGCATGTGGAGTGTCAATTTGTGGTGTGTCTGCATGTCTGCTCATTCTCTTTTGTGCAGTCGCAGAACCAACTTGATCGTAAAATGCGTTCTTTCCTACTTGGCTTTCAACTCGTACAGCGTTTCTGAACAAACTTCCTTTTTGTTGAGAAAGTAATTGTACATTACTACTATATTGTTGAACAAAAGCCGTAGTAATTTGAGAACTCATTAGATCTCCTTATCCAAAATTGTTAATAAAAAATAAACAGCGAGAAGTGCTGTCCATAATTGGACACTCTCTTGGGAAGTAACGATTACCCCATACGAGTCATTAGACTAACAACAGGAATGTTCCCATTTACCCTGACTTTTGTTTTAAAAAAACCAAAACAAAAAAAACTTTTTAAACTATCGCACAAGCGTAACTATTGATTTCAAGACCAACAGCAACGATACGAATAGTAGGTTTTTTCCATTCATTCATTTTCCTTATCTATTCCTATTTCCTTTCTATCCTTCTTCTGGATGAACCATCTCTTGCATGTCTGCTACTTCTTTAACTGCATCTTCGTGGCCTGGATCTTTACGATTCCAGTATGGTGAACCAGTAACAGTTAATTCTGCAATCTTTCTTTTAGCTTCTGCAGGAGTGAAAAACTCACTTCCTTTTTCTCCAGTAGCAATCTTGTCTTCAGATATAGTGTCTGCAATGTTAGACATCAACTTTATAAATGTAGGATGATTACCTAATTTAGTTCCATCTTTTAATTCTACATCTAAAAATTTAGTATCGCCATAAGTTTGGAATACTCTTTGAGAAGATTTTAATTTTGCGTCATAAGTTTTTCCAAACTCTTTTCGCAATGCAGCTTCTGATTCTGCTCTTTTAGTATCAGCATCCACATTTATATCTTCTATTTGTGTCTTAACTAAATCTTTATACCAAGAAGTTAATCCTTTAAATTGTATTTGGTTAAGACCTAACTTATGAGCAGTATCTTTAAAGTTTTTTACATTTTCCTCTGGAATAGGTAAATCACCCAAATCTTCCTCATAAGTTTTTGCTTCTTCTGGTTTGCCTAATTTATTATATACAGCATCCCATTCTTCTTCCGAAGCATTTTTTCCAGGAATTGCAATCTTATCTGCACCTATCATTTTTTGTGCATGAATATAAGATTTTGCTAAACCTGGCACATCTTTAACAGTTGTCAATGATGGATCATTTCTTAAATCTTCTGGGAGATTTTCTCTCCAATCCACTTGTGCATCTAACGGTTGTTCTTCTGTTTGTGCAACATCAGACGATGTTTCTTCTGTCGCTACCTGTGCTTGCTCTTCAGCCATCTTGTTTATTTTCCTCCTTTATAAAACTTAAAATGGTTAATAAAACAGATCGTTGCCCTTCAAGAAAGGCACTTTCGTGTGAGTCATTTCTTACATGCGTAGGTATGTAATGATGACAACGAAACTTTAAATCTTTTAAAACTCTTTTGCCTTGTTCAGAACCAAAGACAACTTTATATTCTTTTTTTAATTGTTGTAATTTATCTAAATCCATTATGTTGCTTCTGTAGTCATCATGTTTGCAACTTCTCTAACAGCAGGAGCTGCCTTCCCTGCTGACTCTGCTGCTTGTGCCAATTGTTGTTGTTGTAATTGTTGTTGTTGTGCCATAGCATCTTGTTCTCTTTTTTGTGCAACACTAACATCATCATTTAATAATGTACCAGGCACACCTAATATATCAAATATATATTTAATTAATTTATCTGAATTTATATAATCAAACACAGGTACTTGTTGTTGTAATGGAACAGCAATTTCTAATGCTCTTAATATTCCAGATAAGTCAGAAGTTCTTTGTGCTTTAGCAAGTGGTGATACATATTCTATTTCTATATCAACACCTTCTAAATATTCTGGCATAGGTGGTAATTGTTCATTTCTTAATAAAATGCTAAAAGCTCTATTAATTAAAGGTCTTAATAATTCACTTGTTAATCTTCCAAGAACAGGTCCTAGTAATCTCATCTTCTCTTCGTTTCTTTGTACAACTTCTGTTGCTGTCATTTGTGGGCCTTGTCCTAAAAGTAATTGGTCTACAAAAAATGCTTCTCTAATAGCTCTTCTTTTTTGTTCTTCCATATTTAATCCTATTGGATTATTAGCACCAATATTTAATGGTTCAATTCTATCTCTTGTTCCTGCACGATAATAATTTAAACCACCTGGAACAGTTCTTACAGGTAAAACAAATCCATCATCTGGAACTAGCAACGGTGGATCAACTTGTTTTTGTGCTGCCTTGATTGTTGTTTTTGACATTTCGTTTAACATTTTAATGTCAGGCAACGCAGTCATTGATGGACTTCTTCCATATACTTCATTAGATGATTTTAAAAATCTAGGAACCATAAATGGAAATTCATCAAAACCACCTTCTGCAATTAAATGCTGTCCGTCTGGATCAATATAACAAGAACCAAATGGTTTGTTTAATTTGTCTTTTTTCTTTGTATCATAATTATCTCTAGGATAGACAGAGTGTAAGATTGTAACATCTTTGTATGGATCTGTTTTTGCTTCATTAAGAATTTTACTTCCTGCTTGCACACCCCATTGTTGAACTGCTGCTCTTGCAGACATATTAAATTTTCTGCAAACCATATCTATTTTGCCTTGATGATTTTCAGATATAAATATTTCTGCAACATGTCTTGAAGAGAAACGCAACTCTCCATCAGAATCTTCTAGGAATAAACAGGCAGTTCCAAAAGCAGTAAGG